GTATGCTTTAGCTTTTTGTGACAAATATTGAATGTCTTTAAGAGAATCCTCTTTAGACTTCAAAGATACAGTAGGATTAGCCAAGTCACCAACTGCTTTGTCATAGCGTTTAGCGTCAGCATCAGAAGTAGGCCCACTAAACTTAGGTGCATTTAATGCCAATGATTGTGACAATGTAGTCAATCTATCATTTGCATCTTTAGCAGTAGAGCCAATTCCAACTGCTGCTGCTACACCCTTAACGCCAGCTTCAATGCGTCCACCATATGCTTGTTCTAACAATGGTGCTGCTCTCAAGGCTACAGTAGCCATATTGTCAGCCTTAGATGCATCTTCTTTGATTTTAGTAAGAGCATCAAAATCTTTCTTCTGAGCATAAGAGAAAGTTTCTGGTTTATTAGCCTCTGCTGCTGTTCTAAGTGCCAACAATGCAGCAGTATTTTGTGCTTGCAATTGTTTATATTGAGCAGAATCTTGCATCCCCTTTTCTTTCAACTCAGTCATTGCTGTTTGAAATGCTTGGGTTTGTGCTTGTGCTGCTTTTATAGTATCTTGAGATTGCTGGAACTGCTGACTTCTGCCAATAGCATCAGTAAGTTCTTTTGCTCGTGTATCAGCTTTCTCAGGGTCAATCAAACCTTTGCTATAGCTAGTTGCATATTGAGTAGCAAGATTTTTAAGGTGCGTAGGAATAGTCGGGTCAGTTGTGAACTGTAGAAATGGATTGTCTTCTTGACCACCAGCCCCAAGAAAACCTGCTTTACGCAAGTCAGGAACAAGTTTAGCCATCTGTGACAATGACGCTATTGGGTCATTTGACAACATAGCCAAGGCTTGTAGCTTGTTAGGGTCAATAGTGCGTGTAGTCTGAGCAGGTCTTGTTACTGCGCCCATTGATTCATCATATTCTGCTGGCGTAGTTGTCGTGCTAAAGATTTGTGGTGCAAGTGTACGCATCTGTTCTTCTTGCTTACGCTTACGCAACATCTCAGATAACTGATAGTTTTGCAATTGTGTTTGCATAGCCTCATTCATACCGCCTTTGTAGGCTTTCTGACCAAGTTGCAAACCTTCAGCAATAGACTGCCCTGTGTTACCACCTGCGAACAATCTGCCAGCTAGGGCATACAAGGCTTGTGCTTGTGCGTCATCACGATTGCTTTGAATATCAGCAGGTGACATACCCAGCAGACCCATCGTGCTTGAGCCACCAGTACCGAAAATGTCTAATAGTCCAGCCATGTTTAATCCCACCAGTTAGAGCCAAGAGCAGGGTAATTAGCGTCAATAGTTCCCATGTTTGTATTTGCTGTTGAAGAACCGAAAGGGTTTAACCAACTTAGGTTAGGAGAACCTAGATTCTTGTAAACAGCAGCACCAGTAGCAGCAGTTCCCAAAACCTTCTGCAAGGTAGAAGTATCAGCAGCACCAGACGCAGTAGTTTGACCTACTCGTCCTAATGGGTTGCCATATACCAATGACATATAGTTTTGCAAGTTCTGTTGTGGCTGATTCTGCAAGAAGTTAAAACGCTGAATGTCTGCGCCCAACTGTTGACCTTGGTAACCTTCACGAACCTGACCTGCTTGCAACAACTGGTTAATGTCTTGGTAATCAGCCATAGCCAACTGAGGCGCAGCACCAATAGCTTGTTGTTGTCTTGCTCGTTCTTGCTCGTAGTTCTGGTAAGCCAGTTGACCTGCTGTGTTAGTCAATGCTTGTGCATACTGACCAGAAGCCCTGTCTTGTAGGTTACCCATAGCACCAGAGCCATAGCGACCAGCAAGACTAGCTTTAGAGCCAATGTCGCCTAGTGTCTGTTGATACTGTTGTTGAGCAGCTTGTGCAGCAGGGGCAAATGCACCTTGAAAAAAAGGGTTTCCACCTAGATAAGCACCGCCCAAAGTTCCCTGCAATTGCTGTTGAGCAAGTCCAGTTAAAGGACTACCTGCTAAAGCACGAGTTTCTAAGGCTTGAAGACCAGCTTGCGTAGTCTGGGATGGTGCTACAAAGGTTTCGCCTGTGTAGTATTGAGGCCCACCAGCACCATAAAGGTTAGATGCCTGTTGCAAACCATACGTCAGGTATGGTGCTATTTCTGGTGCGACTGTGGATGTGGTAGTAGTAGCCATCTTTTACTCCTAGAGTTTCGGATTCCAAGATGGGTCATCCACGGAATCCATTATACATAAATTATTAAAATCAACCAATAATTGCATACCGATATGTCTTATTTGCAGTTGAATTGGCAAAGTGGGTAATCGTAGCCGTACCCTGTCCTTGGGAACTAGCGTAGATATTTGTCGAGGCAGCGAGTGACACTAAGTTAACAGTCGCTATCACAGAGGGCGTAGCTGGTCTAGTAGGGCTTGTTCCAGCAACATAATGCTCAATTATTACACCAGTATCTGACGCTCTCCACATCAACTGGATATAGTCATTGGCTGCCAAATTTACATAAAAGTTCATTGCGCCAATTAAGTGGTATGGGTCACCAGATGCTTTTCTCTGGGCTAAACCAAACCTACTATTTGAGCCAGTTATATCTGTGCCATTCTTTCTAAACCAAATATCAGCATCTTGTGAGTCATTGGTAGTATTTTTTAGCTGAATACTAAACTGTATGTTATACAACCCTGCTGCTTTTACATTTAACCTAGAACTATTTGATAAAGTAACTCCATTAGAGAAGTCGGTTGTATCAAAGGTAATAGGATAGGCAGTCGTTGTATTAGCTACAGTCTGGTCTGTTCCGTCTTGAAAAGCCCCATAAGGAGAGTAATCAGCGAAAGCAGCAGCAGAGGCAGGGACAAAAATGATAACGCTGTCTGGGCCTATCCTTCTGTCTGTCAAAGTGGTAGTTAAAGCACCACCAGTTGCTAACGTCAAAGTCCCTGTGTTATTGGTCTTTCCGTCCATGATGCCACGGACAACTTCAGCCACAGCCCTCTGGTCACCACCAAAAGCAGGTAGGCTTCTGAACATCAGCGCACACCCTGACCAGTTACATCCACATCAATAGCCACAGCATTAGTCCAGTTACCAGTAGGGGTTAACTGAAGCCTGTGGTATCTACCAGAACTACGCAAAGAAACTCTGTTCTCTGAGTCGGCAGCTACTGGAGTCCCAAAGGTAACATCTTGGCTTAACAGTTGCCTAGAAGCTACAGCAATGGTTGCTGAACCGCTATCTACCTGTGGACGAGCCAAAGTAACTACTGATTGACCACCTAAGTCAATGTCACCAGTAGCAATCTGTCCAACTGCACTAGAGCCTGTGTAGGTGTAAACCTTTGCGCCTAGCGTACCGCCAAGGAAGTATTTACCGCCAACATAAAGACGAGAGTCAAGACTTGTTGTCAATGCGTCAATAGATGCGTTAATACTATCTAATTGCTCAAGCGTTACAGCAGTTGAGGATGCCTCAGATAAGTAATCTGTTCCAGCATCTGCATAAGTCCACTTCTTTGTGGCAAAGTTGTAAATGATTAGTTTACGATTTCCGTCTGTAGCTACATAGTTCCAAATCACCAGCTTACGAATTGGGTCAACAGCAGAAGACATAGAGTTGTAGTCAGATTCTGATGCGTCATCAATAAAGAATCGGTCAACTTTCTCACTACCAATTGGAATGACTTGTTGACCATCACACATATAGAAACCATCGTCCGATAGGAAGAATGTAATTCCTTGGTACTGAGCAATAGAGCCAGCTACCATACATCCCTTGTTACGAGAAATATTGTCAAACTGGAATATGAACGGAGTGCCTACATAGGTCATTCGGCTAATGGCTCTTTCTAAGAACACCAAGCCAAACTCACCACCACGGATTCCTACAATCTGTCCACCATCAGGAATGTCCTGATAATCAGACTGAGTGTTTACATCCTCTACCCAATCAGTTTCATTATTGATAGCTGACCATCTAACACGATACTGCTGTTGCGTTGTCTCAAACGTATTAGCGCAAACCACAAAGTCACGCACAACAGTAATGTACTTAGCTATCGGTGCAGATGCAGATAAATTAGCAAAAGACGTAGATGTTCCTAGCGTCCATGCTTGCAATACATCAGCATTGTTAGTCGTAATAACTGTTTTACCAAACTGAGTAAAGCGAACCTTATCGTCAATCCCTGTGGTCATGCCTGTTTTAACTTGAGTCAACGCACCCACACCACTTACTGTATAAATCTTGGTAGCACCAGAAGTAAACAACTGAGTCGTAGAGTCTGGATTCTTGGCAGCGTACAAAGAAACTAAGTCTTCAGCAGCAGAAGCAGAAAGTGCTACAGCCGTAGGGAATGGGCCGTAACCAACGGCTTGAGAAACCACATTCTTAGCGTTAGTCAATGCACCAGTAATACCTGATTGGTCAGGCATCCACTCGCCTAGTTGGATTCTTTGTGTAGGCATATCAGATGTATGTTGTTTGCATTGCCAAAGGAACGCCAGAGAATTGGCCCTTCTCATCAGAACGAGTCAACGAACCCATAGCCCTGTCAAACATAGTTCCCCATGTATTGATTCGAGCATCGTTCATCAAGTAAGGCTCGGCTTCAATCAAAGCACCATACAAGAGCAAGTCAGGACAAACAGTCAAGAATGTATTGCTTGTGTTTGATGTACTCAAGAAAGGAGGCGCAGCAGAATAAACCAAACTCAATGTGTAAGCAAAATCAGGAATAGGTGCTAACTTAAATGTGCTTGCCAAGACTGTGTAATCCAATGGCTTACCTGCGTCCATGCTTCTTGAGTTACGAGAAAATAAAGATGGAGATTCGTAGTTCAATGGAAATACAGGATTACCTGCAACCACAAAATCTTTTACTTCCAAGAAGTCAGATGGGATAGTAACTGTAGCTGTTCCTGATGTGCAGGTCAGCGTTGTAGAAGTTAACATCTGGCGAATACGCAAGTCTCTGCGTAAGCGTACTTCTGCCAAACGGATAAAGTCTGGAATCTGAGTCGTTAGGTCTGAACGAGCCAAGTATTCTGCAATAGTTGTCTGTAGTTCAGCATAGGTAGTAAAACTCATACAACTCCTGTTCTAGTGCGCCATGCACGATTCATTGGG